ATTCGTTTTTCACGAGTTATTACAAGTGTTGTTTGCCGCGGGTGACGCCGCTGGCGTTGATTTATTGTGTCGTGAAGTAGTTGGTACCACCTCTAACCCAAAAGTTAAAGAATATAGGTCATCAGTACATCAAGCAGCTAAACGGTACGTGTTGACTAATCATGTTGAGTTGTACAAACAGTTGTACGAGTATAGTCCACCCATATACGATCACACCATATCTTTCTTTTCACAAATACAGTTCCTGCGAGATCTAATCACATTATTTCATTCACCACCTACTACATTCACCGTGGATTTTCGTCCAAGGGGAGCGTGAAGTTTCTGCCCGAGAAACGCTCCCCATTCAAATTAGGCGTGTGTCATTGTAGCATAGAAAAGGATTTTGTTAGTAACGGTAAGTTCACTTGTGTTAAAGGCAAGGAGTACTGGGTGGATGGCCAGCTGGAGTTTCCCGATCCCTATGAGTCGCGTGATGGCACTTATAGGTTTATGTTCGGCCCTGGTTGTTCACACAATGGACTCATTTTTGCCAATAGTAATTGGAATTTGCGGTTGGCCGTGCGGCGTTTGACATGCCAACGCGAATTGTCCATTCCTGGGTATCATTGGTATTTGCACTATGCACAACACTCATATATACGACAGAAGGGTGCGTTTATTGAGTACACGCGTAAATTATATGAAACAGAGTTCCACCAATTCACTACGCACTTTCAAGAGGCCTTGTTACACCACGCTGATCCGCACCCAAAGCGTGCCTTACGCATAGGAGCTTGGGCGGAGCTTATGACTAACACGTTGGCCATGGATTTTTTCAGTGACTGGGTCCGAGGCACGCCTGACTGGAAGCTCAAGCTCGCTGAGATAGCCAAGTTCAACAAGTACCCGCGTACAATTGTTGATGTTGGTTGTAGTGCTTCTCTTATTGGGTTTGTAGTCAGCGCCATCATGAAGGAGGCAATGTATAGACACCCCATTTTCATACACGGCGGAGAGATAGCTTATTGCAAGAGCCCTGATCCGAAGGCTCTGCATGATGTCTTTGATAAGCTGCGTGAACCACCCGGGAGATTTTACTTTCCATACTTTTCAGACGATTCCTGCTATGCTGTCCGCGGGCCTGATGGTAAAGTCCATTGGCATAACCTTGATATATCCTCATGCGATGCCTCTCACACTGCTGCTCTCTTTAATTCCGTGTTACAGATTGTTAGTGGTACAGCCAGGGATGCCATGATGCGGGTTGTCCAGCAATGTAAAAGGAAGCTTAAGTTGCGCTCCTGTGTTCAGAACGGTGTGTATTGCACTCTCAAGCCCAACGATTATTCATTATACAGCGGTGTCACTATCACCGGCATCATGAATAATTGGGCCTGCATCCTACTCGCCATTTCTATCACCGAACACCACTCCATTGGTCCTGCCATTGAGGAGGCTGCAGCCAGAGTCGGGTACATTCTGACCGGTTGGGAGAAACCACTTGATCACTTTGAAGACGTCCAATTCCTTAAGCACTCACCTGTATTGGATACGAAAGGGGTTTGGAGGCCAATGCTCAATTTGGGCGTCCTGTTGCGCGCTTCAGGGGTTAGTAAGGGTGATATACCAGGACGCGGTGATCTCAACTTGAGGTGTCGACAGTTCCAACACTCCATTGTCCACGGTATGTACCCTCGCACACATTGTACAGTCCTTGACAACATACGCAGCGCGACACAAGTTGACTCAACCACACAACAATACACGCGTATTAACAAACACGTTCGCGACACCGTCACGCATATACAAGTAGAAGAGGATTATCCAGAGTTCAGGGCTAATGATGATAGCGTGTATCGTCGCTACCGTCTCACCCCTGACGAGATATACGATCTCGAGCATGTGTACTCCAAGATGACAACCGGCTACTGGTACAATGGCC